CAATACTTTTATGAGCGTCATTTTGATGGTGTAGAAAAAGTTTTACTTAAGTACAAAATTACCTCTGATGATATCAAAGAAGGTAGAGCAAGAGGTAATGGATTTAGTGCTGGTATAACAACTACTACAGGAGGAACTGATTCATTTGAAGAAAATTCAAATTTTATAACTGTTCCTGATTCTGTTATTGGTATAGAAAGGGTACATCAATTTGATAACAATGCCATTAGTAGTGGTATGTTTAATATTAAATATCAATTATTCCTTAATGATATTGCATTTAATTTAGGATACAATGGTCTCTTAAATTATTCAATGACCAAAACATATCTCGAAGATATTAATTTCTTATTATCAACTACACCACAGATTAGATATAATAAACGAAATAATAAATTATACATAGATTGTGACTGGGCATCAATAACAGAAAATACTATTATTCTTATTGAATGTTATAGGATCATGGATCCAGCAAATTATGCCTCAGTTTACAATGATATGTTCTTGAAAAGATATCTCACAGCAAAAGTTAAAAAACAATGGGGTCAAAATTTAATTAAGTTCCAAGGAGTTAAATTGCCAGGTGGAATTGAATTAAATGGTAGACAAATTTATGAAGATGCAGATTTTGAGATTAGAGAAATTGAAGAGAAGATGCAAGATACATACGAAATGCCAGTCCTTGATATGATAGGGTAATGCCAGTCAATCCGTTTTTCCAACATGGTTCTCCTGATGAGCAACGATTAGTTCAACAACTAGTCGATGAACAGATATCTATGTTTGGAATAGATTGTTTTTATATTCCAAGAAAACAAATTCTTACTGATGATATTTTAGGTGAGGTTCAATCATCTAAATTCAATGACAATTATCTAATTGAGGCATATCTCAATAACTATGAGGGATATGCTAAGGGTAGTGATATCATGTCTAAGTTTGGTATCAACTTACAAAATGAAATTACACTAACAATTTCTAGAGAAAGGTTTGAAGATTTTATTGCACCATTTCAATTTAACTCTACAAACTTACAAGGTGCATTAGATGGAGATATAGATTTTGGTACAAGACCTAAAGAAGGTGATTTAATATTTTTCCCTTTAGGCGAAAGGTTGTTTGAGATTAAACATGTAGAACATGAGAGTCCATTCTTCCAATTAGGTAAGAACTATACTTATGAACTTCAATGTGAACTCTATCAACTTCAAGACGATATTATCGACACCAATGTTGCTCAGATTGATAGCAGATTAAGTGAAGAGGGATATATTACAACAGTATCTTTAGCGGGTATTGGATCTACTGCTAAGGCATCTGTCGATACCTTTGGTTTGATTGGTGCAATGCAACAAATCATATTAAATGATGATGGATCTGGATATACTAGTGAACCTGCTGTAACTGTTGAAACTTCTCCTGCAGGTGTTACAACATCATTTGGTAGTGCTATTGCAATTACTACATCTTTAGGAAATTTAAATGCAGTTAAGACGGTAGCAATTACTAATACAGGTTTTGCATATACTGAACCACCTGCTATTGGATTTGGAACACCAGGCGTAGGTGCTGCTGCCACAAGTTCTTTGACAAATACTGGTATTGCATCTATTAGAATTATATCACAAGGTAATAACTATGTTACACCTCCAACAATAACTATTCAGCATCCACAATTTGTAGACAAACAATATGAATTTACTGGAGTTGTTACTGCTGGAACATCGGTAATTAGTGGTATTAACACTATGGCAAATATTGCTATCGGTCATACTGTTAATATTAAAGACTTTGGTGCTGTAACATTATCTGGTGGTGCAGTTATTACATCAATTGGAACATCCAGTGTTGGTATTGGAACATCCTTTGGAGGAACTGGTTCTATCAATACAACATTGATAGGAACTGGTGCCATGGTTGGACTTAAAACAGGTCAAGTTCAAGCAACTGCTATTTCTGTTATTGAAGATAATGCGATGTTTAGAATTTATCTAACAAATGCTGGTTCTGGATATGAGGCAAAACCAACCATCTCAATTAGTGCTCCTCTAAGCACAGGTATTGGCACATATCACATTAATGAGAGAGTGGTTGGATCCCAGTCAGGCACTGAAGCAAGAGTTAAATCTTGGAATGAACCTGAGAGAAAACTTGAGGTATCGATAAATACTGGTAATTTCAGACCTGGTGAATTTATTACTGGTACTGCATCGTCTGCTAGATATCAAGTGTTTAGTTATGACAATGACCTTAGTGATCAAGCTGCTGGTAGTGAATTCTTTATGAACGACGAGTTTGAGGTAGAAGCAGATAAGCTTCTTGATTTTACTGAATCTAATCCCTTTGGAACAATCTGATGTTAGGAACTTATTTTTATCACGAAATTTTACGCAAAACTGTAATTGCATTTGGTACATTATTTAATGATATCTACATTCGCCATGATGACCGACAAGGTGGCACTCTTAGTGAAACTAAAGTTCCTTTAATTTATGGTCCTAAGCAAAAGTTTTTAGCAAAATTACAACAACAAGAAGAGTTAACAAAAGCAGTTGCAATTACTCTTCCTAGAATGTCATTTGAGATGTCCTCAATGGCATATGACCCTAGTAGAAAAGCAAGTATTACTAGAACATTTAAAGCAGTTGACGGAGAAAACAGACCAAAAAAAGTATATCTTCCAGTTCCCTACAATATTGGATTTGAACTTAATGTAATGACTAAATTGAATGATGATGCATTACAAATCGTAGAACAAATTCTACCATTTTTCCAACCAGCATATAATGTCACAATTGATTTGGTAAATTCTATTGGAGAAAAAAGAGATATTCCTATTGTATTAGAAAATATTAGTTTTACAGACGAGTACGAAGGTGACTTTACAACTAGAAGAGTTTTGATGTACACCTTTAATTTTATCGCAAAGACTTATCTCTTCGGTCCTGTTGCTGAGAGCACTGATGGTCTCATTAAGAAGGCACAGGTGGACTACTATGCAAATACTGATGTCCAAACTGCTAAGAGAGAAATGAGGTACACTGTAACTCCTGATCCTATTGATGCAGGTCCTGAGGACGATTTTGGATTTACAGAGAATACGCAGATGTTTGGTGATGGTAAGAGATACAGTCCTACTAGACAGGAGGATGTATAATGTCTAAAGAAATAGATAAAGCGTTAGATGTTGAGGTCTCAACAATTCCTGAAGGTGGAGGCACTAAACGAAAAGATCAACTAAGTAAAATTGACATAGATAAAGACTATGAATATTCTCGTGCTCAACTCTATTCTTTAATAGAAAAGGGACAGGAAGTATTAAACGGTGTAATGGATGTTGCTGACTCATCTGGATCTCCTAGGGCATATGAAGTTGCGGGTCAAGTCTTAAAGTCTACTGCCGACATAGCAGATAAACTTATGGATCTACAAAAAAAGGTTAAAGAGATTGATGAAACAAAAAATAAAACTACAAACAATGTCACAAATAATGCAATATTTACTGGTAGCACTGCAGAGTTACAAAAATTATTAAAACAAGGTTTGCTAGACACTAAATAACATCGAGTTATTCTAGACATCATGCCAGAAAATACTAAGCAAGACCCTAAGGTGGAAAAGAAAGGGTTGCTTCAGAAAGCAAAAGATGCTATACTACCAGATGCAGATGAACAAGCTGCGATCATCTCAACAATGGTCAGAATTGGCGTGTTGGTTTGGTCGGGTGGCATACTGACTCTTAATTATGTTACCGTACCAGGATTAGAACAACAAAAAATCGATCCAACTTTTATAGCTTCGGTTTTTACTGGGGTTTTAGCTAGCTTCGGAATTCAGACCGCCTCTAAAAAAGGAGATGGTACAATGAAAATGAACGGTAACGGCAACGGATCAGTAGGTAAAAACGGTGGTCCTACACAAACCATTGTTATTGAACAAGCACCACTAAAAATTGTTGCTGAGTCACCTAAAAATAATGAATCTTACAAACTTTAATTCATGCAAAAACTAATTAATGTACTTGCTGTTGCGTCTTTCGCTGTATCTGGTGCCGTTGTCGCTAGTGGCGTATATGTATATGTCAACCGTGGTGCCATCATTGATGAAATTAAATCACAGGCTCTGGGAGGTCTTACGGGGTCTCTTGGGGTAGGAGGTCTACCTGCTTTGCCTAGTGGTGGTGCTCCTACTAAAATTACACCAGCACAGGTTATTCCTGTTCCTTCTACTCCTGCACCCATCAAGTTCTGATGTTCTCTTGCAATCCCGTCTATCCACCCGTAACTGGGTGGTTAGAGGTTGGGTTATCTAAGGAAGTTGTAAACTACCTTTGGTCAAGAATTGATAAAGCACAAGGTTCTGCTAAAGGAAATTTAGCAGGACATATTTCTTCAAGCTTAGATTTAGTAGATGAAAATAAATATTTTGAAAATATATTATTAGGTTGCGTTCAAAACTATACTCAACAATTTCCATATACCCCAAAGAAACTCAATCACATGAAGATTGAGGGATTGAAACTTAATGGGTTTTGGGTTAACTATCAAAAAGAACATGAGTTCAATCCTTCACATGATCATGGTGGAGTTTTTTCTTTTGTGGTATGGATGAAAATCCCTACTATATCTAAGGATCAGAACAATAAAGATTTTTTACGAGATGTCAACAATTCTGTAGCAAGCGACTTTGAGATGTCATACATAGATACATCTGGTGTAATTACATCCTACATTTATAAAATGAATCCAGATATGGAGGGCAACATGTTATTCTTCCCTTCGTCCTTTAGACACGGAGTCTATCCTTTCTATGATTGTAATGAGGATAGAATCTCAATTTCAGGAAACCTATACTATACTTAAAGTATGTTATCAACTCAATATCGTCTCAGACTAGAATCAATATGTAAAGATATTGCCTCTGGATCTGAAGTTAGTTTAGAAGACATGATCTGGGCAAATAAGTTAGCAAAGGCAAATACTAGTGCCAGAGGCATGTTAAACACAGCAAGAAGATTGTCTACAAATCCTGACGATTCTTTTCTTAACGGGTTGAATATTGGTGACCCCGATTCAACCAACCATAAAAGGGGTTTCGGTTCTCCTGAAGATATAGTAGACTGGTTTCATCAGGAGAGATCGGATGACTGGAGACAACGCGATTAACTTTCCTAAGAGAGTTACTATTAATGGTCAGACCAAATATCAATGTCCACACTGTGATCATTTATCTGATACACTGTATGGATTAATGAAAGGTCACCTAAAGTATTTCTGCAATCATGTTCACCGTTGAATTTCACAAAAGTTTCTGTAGGGAGTGGGGATGGTCTAAACAAAAAATATTGTCTATGGTTCCCTTTGAGGATAAAACTTTAAAAGACCACCACATATCATTTACAGATTATTTTAAACAAGATATTCCTGAATATAGTTCATTGTTCATGTCTATAGTTAGGGATGCCTTGGAAGAGTTTGCATATAAATCAGAATACAAATTTAATGATGTAACAGCACTTTGGTGTCAAAGATATAATAACGGAGATTATTTTCAACCACATGATCATGGTGGGATAGGATATTCATGTGTTTTTTACGCAGAGTATGATCAGAAGGAACATGGAAGTACAACATTCTTCGCACCATTCCAAAGTGCTGATGGTCACAGAAAATCATATAGTCCTACAGTAGGAGAGGGAGAGTTATTAATATTCCCTGCAAATGTCATGCATATGGCACCTCCTAATTACAGTAATAAACATAGAACTATTTTCTCTTTTAATTTAATATAAATATCTCTATCTGGTATTTTGTGAATAGATGGATAGTATCTACGAAAAAGCACAATCTCTTAGAGAGGGTAAGAAAAGAGGTCTTTGGGACAACATTCATGCTAAGCGTAAGCGTGGAGAGCGTCCTGCTAAACCTGGTGAGAAAGACTATCCTAAAACTCTCAATGTAGAGGCAAAGGTAGATGAGAGGTTACCTGATTATAAGAGAGCAACTGCTAGAGATAAAAGATATGGCAATCCACATGGGTCACATGAATTAGGTGGTGGTATC